TGTTTTTAGAGAAACATTGCCAGAAGAATTAAAGCCAGATATTAAAAAGTTTTTAGATAATCCAGGTTGTGCGTGTAATGTTCCAATTTACCATCGTGTAATAAAATTTGGTGGAGAGGCTTTAAAGAAATATTATCCAGATAAAAACTTGGTTACACCTGAAGAAGAAGCAGTACGACTTGCAAAAAACAATTGGTCTGTCATTAATTGTTCTATAGGCGAATTAGAACTTAATTTGAAAAATTTAAGACCAGGCAGAAAACAAATTGCTATTAGCAGATATGAAGATCAAGTTACTGTAGTTGTAAATGAGTTGGACATATTATTTTAAATAAATATTTTCACTTGATTCTATAATTTTATTGCAATTTTCAATCATTTTCTCAGGATAACTTTCATATTTTTCAGGCATAGTAAACATTCCATCATTGTGATCTCTATGTTTAGATGCTATTAGTGCATAGTTATAAAACTTTTTTGCAAATTCAAACTTATTGTTAGTATGCCAGTAATCTCCAGCAAGACACCAAAACTCAGACATTTCTGGTTTTTTTGCAAGTAATGTCAAGATATTTTCTATAAATTTATTTTTATTTTTATTCTTAAACAAGAACACATTAGCAAGATAATATCTTATTGACAATTCATTGTTTTCGCTCAATGTTGAATTAAACAACAACTTTTCAGCGTAAGATACAAATTCATTATATTTTTGATTATAAAGGCTATTTAAAGCTTTATAATAATATACTTGGTTGTTAAGTGGCTCTTTTTCTTGCCAATTATTTAAGTATTCATTTAAATCTTGTTTTGTTGTCTTACTTGCATTGATCTTAATGATTGAATCTACAACATCGTCACAATCTAATGTTTCAAAGACTTTATTCTTAAACACAAAGTTTTTCTTAGTCGTTATTCTTACTTCTTTTGTCAAAAACTTATCATAAGTAACATTTATGTTATAATTTTTTTCTTCTAAGTAATCTTTTAAGTTTTTTGTCTCTAATATTTCTCCACAATTTAAATGTAAGAGCAAATGATTTGGTAAATAATTTTTAATTAAATTTCTAAAAAAAGAAAAGTCACCATTGAAATTTTTATTACATATTAATTCAAAATTTAAATCATTATGTTTTATTTGCTTGTTGGAAATTACAAAAATATTATCTAATTCATTTTCAAATGATGCAATTGTTTTTTTTAAATTTTCGTAATCATCTTGAAGTAGTAGAATTGTTGCTGATATCTTCAAGTTTGTTTGCACTTTCTATTTCCTTGAATATTTCGGCTTTTTTAAAATGATTTTTTTCATTATAGTATTTTTTTATCTCAACAATATCTTTGAAACTATTTGGATTAGAAAAAAAGTTTAAGAAATTTAAATAAAACTTATCAGACATAAGATTACTTTTCTTGTGATTAATAATCACTTTTTAGAAATTTATTTGAGTTTCTTTCTCTTTTTCTACATGGAATCAAATCATCTAGCTTTCTTTGATACAATTCATTTATTTTTCTTTTAAGTTCTTGATAGTTTCTTGCAGATCTGTAAAGTTGTTTAAAATGATTTAATATACATGTTGTCAAGTAATTAAAAGCTTTTCCTTTTTGAGAATCAAACTTTTCTGCTCTTTCAAAGCAAATTAACACACCTTCTTGTATACTATCATCTTCTCCTATATGGTTAAACTTTGCATATTTAACTATATTTTGAGATAATAGTAAAAAAGCATGTGCTAATTCTTCTTGTGCTTTAAAGTGCTCTTTAATGGCTAATGCAGGTTGACCTTCTGGTATTTCTAATAAAGTTTTCTTTCTTTTATTTTCTTTTTGCTTAACAATATCATTGTTAAATATTTCATATTTTAATTTTTCTTTTTTTGTTTGCTGAAAGTTTATAATTAATTTTTCAAAAACTTTATTATTTAAATATTCTGTACTCAATTTTTTTCCTGATTATAAAAAAGATATAATAAATTAGTCGAAAAATAATATTTTTGGAGATATATGTTTAATAATTTTATTGAGGTTATAGAAAGTCAAGAGTTATTGCAAAAAATTGAAGGAGCAGGTTACGCAAAAATAGTCGAATTATTCTTGATGAATGAAAATAAAGTTTATACAAAAAAAGGAAGATTGAACAAAAGCGGAGCTTGCAGAATTTTAAAATGCAAGCCAAAAGAACTTGATGATTTATTAAAAAAACTAAAAGATATTATAAATGCACAACAATTTTTAGATTAAATTTTTTCTAAATATGCTCTGTCATATCTTAATGTAAGGTTAATATAGACAATACCATTATCGTCCATGTCCAAAGTATCAAAATCTATTTCAGAAGGATAGGCATTTTCAAATGTCCATTTTTCTAATACTTTTCCACATCCATCATACATTTCTAATGTTGCTTTTTTCTTGTATGAAGCATCAATTACAGGAGTAAAGCCACCATTTTCTGGATCATAAAACTTTACTAACCATTTTTCCCATACAGGCCAAAATTTACATTTTGCATCAAATAAAGTAAGTTGAAATGTTTTCCACTCAGGCTTAGTTGGAAAATTTATTGTCTCAGTTAAATGCTCTAGTGCAACTTCTTTAAAAGATATTGATGGTCTACTTCCTTTTTGTGGAGCTAATGCTTTTACTCCATCGTCAACAATTTCATCTATAAAGAAAAGCCATCTGAATTTTCTTTTAAATACTGCATCTTGAAACCAAGTCAAACCCATCTTTGTTGCCATGTTTGTAAAATTTATCCTTAGATATAAGTTTATAATATTTATACTTCATAAAAAAAAATAGGGTTAATTATATTAACCCTATTTTTAAATAATAATTTTACATATAATCAAAACCACCAAAAGATAGTTTTAACCAGCATTAACTTTCACAACCACCACATTCAGGTTCAAATGTAGGAGCACAACTTCCTTGTGAGATATACTCAAAGTTTCTGTATCTTAAGGTTAACTCAATTGTACATTCATCATTAGATGAATAATCAAGATCACCAAAGTTAATTTGTGTTGTCCAAGGATCATAATACAAAAATCTTTCAATAGGATTACCGCAACCATCTAGCATATCTAATGCTCCATATTGTGCAGTATAACTTCCTTGTCTTTTTGTTACGGAAGACTGCTTAAGATTTACAGGATCTGTAAAGTCATAAACAGTACTTAGCCATACAAACAATGGTCTAATTGATTCTGCTGCATCAGCACTAGCAACATCATAATATGTTACAGTGGTTGTATCTTGAGTACCTTTTCCAGGTATCCACATTTTTCCATTTAGGTAATTTATTTCAGTTTCTTCAATAGTTAAGCTAGGCCTATTAGCAGCTTTAACATACGAAGGTGGAATAATACTACCATTATAACAAACATTAACAAATTCTAAGGTCCATCTAAATTTTCTTTTGAAAACTGCTGAAGATGTTCCTAATTGTCCTAAACCCATTGCGAATGCCATTGTAGATTCTCCTTTTTTAAAATTTTAATTATTAACTTAACTTAACTATTAGCTTAAAGCATTAGTTCTTAAAATTGTGAATTCAATAAATATAAATTCAACAGATTTAGTTGGAATTACACCAATTTTTGCTCTTAGTTCATTGCGATCAATAACATCGGCTGTGTTGATGACTGCATCACATTGAATGTTATATTCAGTAATACCACGATTAATAACAACAAAGTCTAAGATATCTTTAGAAAGACCAATAAACTTATTTCTTGTTCTGTCATCGTTTGGTTCAAACAACAAAGTTCTTGATGCAGATTTAATTCTTTTTTCAATATAGAAAAGCATTCTTCTAACATTTACACGATCAAGAGCAGTTGGCCTTCTCTGAAGTGTTTTTTGACCAAATATTACAAATCCAAAAGAATCTGCAAAGGACACAATTGGGTTAATTGCATTTCCATTGCCGTACATACTATCACGCTCTGCTAAGGTAGGACGATTGTAAACATCATTAACAGAAGTTAACAAACCTCTGTCAAGACCAGCAGGAGCATACCAAGGTCCAGCAATTTGATCATT